AAACATTCCACGGCTCTGTTCGGGTGCCTGAATGTCGTAACCGTGAAGAGCGTACCAGAGCCGTTCGCCATTGACCGAGTTCCAAAGCTTCCGCATGTGCTTGGGCTGAAGCCGATATAGCTGCTCGGTGCTGAAAACCCCGACCCGATATAGCCGCTTGGCCATGCTCGCACCGATGCCGGGGATATCTTCTAGTTCTGTCTTGAATAGCGGCGCTGGCATCTCTGCAGGCCACCAGATAGCTAGGCCGTCCCCGTATCGTCCATGGGATTTCTTGCCAGCTTTACATGCCATTTTTGCCAGCTGGCGGTTTGCCGCGTATCCGACACTGCAGGTTATATAAGGGCCAATATTTTCGGCCAGCGCCCGTTTGATGCGTTGCGTGAGCAATTCGGGATCGCGACGTCCATCCTCGTCCAACTTGCAAGTCAGCTCGTCGATGGATTTTGCCGTGTCGATGGGGATGACCGTCTCGATCTCGCATAGGAGTGCGTTGTGAGCCCGTCGATACAGGTCTGGCTTCTGAGGCACCAGAATGATGTCGGGGCAAAGTTTTCGTGCTTCTTCGACATTCATCACATTCTTCACGCCGAATACCTTGGCCTCTCGGGAACACGCTATCACACAGGTGCGGTCAGTGCCTTCAAAGGGAACGACACCAACCGGACGGCCTCTCAAGCGCCGATCTGCCTGCTGTTCAACGCTCGCGAAAAAGCCGTCGAAATCAAGATATAAGCGTTCAATGGTCTCGGGACGGCGCACGTCATCGTTCTCCCAACGCAGGAGTTACAGGTTCAAGTTGTCAGAAGGTCGCCGCCACCATACGGCCTACATGTTCACTATCTGTTCTCTTTTGGCGCAGCCGTCAAGTGGGAATAATTTCCTCCCCGCTATTCACATGAATTCACAGCATCGGTCATCGTTTTCGTTCACTTGAAAAACGTTGATCTGGGTGACATGGATACGCCTAGATTTAAATTTGCGCGGAGGCTTGGCAATGCGAATTGGAGTACTGCAGTTTGCGACTTTCGGACTAATCATTTCTTCAAGTGCAGCTCACTCGTTTACGCGTGAGGAAATTCTTAAAAATCCAAATGCTGTCGCCAATTATCTAGCGTCGTATGCAGACAAGGGCTACACGTGTAAGAGTAAAAATTTCGAAGAGAGCTATATAAATGTAATTAAGTTTTCGACGAATATTAAGAAGTTTCCATATCTGTCAACATCAAATTCTGTTAGTCCGAAGCTTGATTCTGTCACGGCAGCAAAAGGAATTAATACCCTGATCGTTGCCCACGAGTTCGGCACCGAAATAGCTTCATTAAGCGGACAAAGTCTCATTGGAAAATCCGATGACACCGACAGCTATATTGCTGCGGGATATTTCAAAGACCTCGAATACTATCCAAAATACAACAAATCTGATCTCAGTGGCATCAATTTCGACCGTCAGACACTGTATAAGGAAGGCGAAGCCTTCGTTACTGGCCTCGTCATCAATAAGAATGACGGGTCGATGAAAGCTAGAGTTTACCAAAACCAAGCTGATCCGGGACAGCGACCGCAGTACAAGGTCGACGATAATGAATACAATTGCACAGAAATTTCCGGCAACTTGGACCAATTTACGTCCGAGAATGTGGTCACTTTGATTAACGATATGAAGGCCACTGAGAAAAGAATCCGAGAATTCAATGAAGTGCAGCAGAAAAAGAGAGAAGAAGAGGAAAACATTCTTCGACAGCAGCGCCAGGTGGAAGCGGAGAAAGAAGACGCTATCATTGCGGCAAAGACGGATAAGGCAAAAGAAGCTGTTTATACGGCTGAGAAAATAATGAGCAACCCATCAGGGTATGCGGAATCAAGGTTGGATAGCGTATCCTTTTCATTGCGATGTGTTGATGCGTTCAATAACACTTATAAAATTGTTGCCTTCAAAGACAACATGAATAATTATCCGCTTCTTCGCTATACTCACAATGAAAAAACTCTTGTTGATGAGAAAAAATTATCTATCGATAATATAAGAGTTAAAACCAGCATTGAGGGATATAACTCCAACATTCCTTCTTTTGAAGATATAAACGCTGTTGGATTCATTTTGAAGTTCGATAAGAATATCGCTGGAGATACGTTTTCTGCTGGGCAATACCTCGTCGGAAACATTCAACAAACTGAAGATAAATATCTAGGACTAAATATAGAACAATTACGAGATGGCAATTATATGCCAGACTTGTTGCGAGCTAGAAATAAGAAACAAGAAATTACTCAGACTAATGTTAGTTTTGGACAATTCACGATAGATCGAGAAACCCTAGAAACTGTCATTCAGATGGATATAGAGGGAAAACATCAGCAAGAATACAAGTTTTCTTGCCAATTGTCCGAAGCACCTAAAGAGGATGCGAAGGAGTTGCTGACGGGCGGCGTTGACGCCATTAAGCAGGAACAAGCCAGACTCGGTAAACACGCTAAAAGCGAGGCGAAAAACCGCATATAGTTGGTCAAACCATCGGCGATGTGATCGATATTTTCACATCGTCGATGGGACCCTGAACATTTCCGATGGAATGCGGGTAATTGGCGACGGCACGGCATCGCTCTTTCCAAATTTTTTTTTTAGCATTCATCATCACCACCCCCACCAGCATTTTATCTTTGATGTAGAATCTTGCAGAGCGCTGAAGTCCAATGTTTTCAAGGAGTTTTGAAATATTGGAGCGTTAAATGGCAAGGAAAAAAGTAGCTAATGCGGTGCTGAAATCAGCCGATGAGAATTCAGAAATCTTCAGCACTGACGACACTTTTAGAAATATTTCAGCATCATCGCGAGTTGCTATCAAAAATCGGATTGTTTCGCTTCAAGAGCTTTCGACATTTTTGCATCGAGATAGAAATACTATTTACACCTGGCTTAAGAACGGGCTTCCTTATATCGAAGAAGCTGATAAAAATATTGGAAAAGCTTGGAGTTTTGATACGGCTGAAGTCGTGCGCTGGCTAGAAAAGCGCGCAGCAGATTCCGCCGTCGAGAAGCTTGGCATTCTGGGTAGCGACGGCAAAACTTCTGAAGATGAAGCTAAGCGACGCCGAGCTGTAGCCGCTGCGATAATCACTGAACTCGAAGCAGCTGAATCGGTAAAAACCGTTGTGCGCGTTTCCCACGTCGTTGACCGGATTTCGAAGGATTATTCTGAAATCCGTAGCCGTCTGATGATGTTACCTGATGCTATCGCAGGTCGTGTTGAAGCCAGCGTTGCTCAAAAAGTCAGAGAAGTCGCTGACAAACAAGTCCGTTCTGCTCTTGAAACTCTCCGCGTTGACAAAGATTTTAAGCACGCTGCGGAGTAAATCAGCATGCTGAATGAGTCATTGTTTGAGCAATTAGATTTAACTGAAGGTGCCGCCATATTTGATGGAGCACTCGATGATCTGCGCAATGATACTCTTCAAATTCCTCCGTTCTTAGACCCAATTAAGTGGATTTATGAAAACATAAAATTGCCGAAACAGGTGAGTTTTGCGCCTGGTAACATGATGCTTAACGGCTTTCAGCGACCAGTTGCTCTCGATGCACTTGATCCTGAGGTCGATCAAATTACCGTTTTAAAAGGTGTTCAAGTAGGTTGGTCGAGCTTTCTGAAGACAATGCTTTTTTACGGCATTTCGTATCTCGCTCTCAAAGCTATCTTGACGCAACCGACCGACGACGACGCGAAGGGCTATTACAAGGATCAAATCGAACCGCATTTTGAAGACGTACTAGCTGGCATCCGTAGAAAGCCTAAATCTGGTGAAGTACAAGACACTTGGGATGAGCATCGCTTCAACAACGGCGCGCAACTGTATTTCCGTGGTGCCGCCAGTGATGATGCGTTCCGTCGTATATCAGCGCAATGGCAAATGGCTGACGAAGTCGACGCGGACGCTTGGCAGTCGAAAAGTGAGAAATCTCAAGCTGACAAGCTGGCACTTTACCGTGACCGTGGCACCGCGTTCATCGATAGTAAACTTTGGGTCGGAAGCACTCCTCTTTCTCGCGATACCTCGCTCGTCTGGCGTGAATGGCTTCTTTCTGATCAACGCCGTTTTCATGTTGCTTGCCCGCACTGCGGGGCCAGCCAATATCTGAAATGGGGAACTAACAAAACCGATTATGGATTCCGCTGGAATACGAACGAGCACGGTCATGTGACTGAAGCTTGGTATCAGTGTGAAGCCGAGGGCTGTCGTATCGATGAGCACCACAAAGAAGATATCGTTGAAAGCGGTGAATTCATTCCTACAGCAATTCCAAACAGACCTGGACACAGAGGATATCATTGGCCTGCCTGGCACTCATCTGCACCTGGTGCAAGATGGATCACTCTCGCACAGCAATGGAACGATGCTCAGGGCGATACGGAACTCCTGAAGCGCTTCATAAATAACGTGATGGCTGAGCCTTGGGACGATCTCGGCGGCGAGTCTATCGATCCTGACAGCATGAAAAGTCTGCGCATAAATTACCGCGCTGAAGTGCCTGATGATGTCGTCGTTCTTACTCTTGGAGGTGACACTCAGACAAACAAGGAAGGGTTAAAGGGCGGCGATCATGAAAGCATCGCAAGTCGTGAAGTGAGCGTTTTCGGTTGGAATAAGAAGCGTATGCCGCGCTTGATAATGCATAAAATCATACTTGGTGAACCTGGTGATGAAGAAGCTGATGCCGAACTCGATTCCATTATTAATCGTAGCTTTAAAAAAGCTGACGGCACCGAGATGAATATCAAGGCGTCTGCAATTGATCTTGGTGGATCTTACGGAGACCAGACTAAAGCCTTTGCTAAAGCCCGTTCTGGACTCAGAGTCTGGGCAATCAAAGGTAATAACATCGGCAAGGGTAAACGTTCTTCTTCTGTCTGGCCGCGTAAAGTTTCCCGCAGCACACGCAACGGCCCAACTTGGTATATGGTCGACACACAGCTAGCAAAAGATGCCGTAGGTCGCATGATACTGATCAGAGGCCCAGGTGCCGCTACTTTCCCGGCTGATACCCCAGATTCATATTTTGACGGTCTGACTGCTGAAAAAATGAAGATTGATAAAAAGACAGGTGGCCGACATTGGGAGAGAAAAAAAGGCACACAGACGGGCGAAGAATGGGACTGCCTTGTATACGCATATGCCGCGCTCTGCGGTCTGCAAGCATCAGTAAGAGAATATCGCAACTTGAATCTTGCAGCGAGAAGGCTCGGAATTGAAGACGTGCTTCCCTCGCATGACCCCGAAACGGGTGAGCTGTTGGATGTCGCGCCTGTCGTAAGTTTATCCACAGCCTCTAATATAGAGAGAACAAAGGATAATCAGAAGCAGAACAAACCGCAACGGCACGGTGCCGTCGAAGATCAGGACGAGAAGCCAGTGACGGTTCCGAAACCTACGATCAAGCGGAAAAAGCAAGGCGGCCGAGTTGTCGGTTCGACCGCAAGGCGTTGGTAATTTTTTGGAGATTTTTGGATGAGTGATTTTAAAGATATTGGCAATTTCAGCTTAAGCGACAACGGCACGTTCAAGCAGTTTGGGAAGTCCGCCGACGCCGATGATATCGTTATCAAGATGCCTATCGACTGCAGTTCATTTGATGTTTCGTTCGATGAAGATGGCACCTTCACAATTGATGAGGTGTCCGAATGAGGCTCTTCAAATTATGGACACGTGAGCAGTGCACGGATGCGATCCTTGCACTTGAAGAAGGCCTTGCGAGCGGTACACAAAGCATCAGCTATCCAGCTGGCGGATCACTTACTCAAACAAATTTTGAGAATGCTGAGAAGATACTCGCGCACTTATATGCACGACTAGATGACATCGACGGCAAGCGCAGAAAACCTGCTGTGAAGCTGATCCCCTTCGTCGTAAAAAGGGGGTATTAATCCATGTCCCAGCAAGCAGAAACACGCGCTTCAGCACCGAAATCCAGACGCATCAGCACACATGCTCGGTCTGTACGGTCATCCATTTTTTCCAATATTTTTAAGAGCGCCAAGCACTTCTTCGAAGCCGCAAGCAATTCGAAAACAATCGAACAATCCGTCGACGTCGGCCCCAACGGATATAATTCTGAGATCGAAAAAGTTCGTCGTCGTAGTCGATGGATGTATGCCAACGATTCATTTTATCGACAAGCATGCAGGCAGGTTGCAAACAACTGTGTGCACTACGGGATCAAACCTGTAATCAAGGACAAAGCGCTCCTGAAGCTATGGAATCGATGGCAGAAAGAAGCCGACGTTCGCGGTCGCATGGATTTCTACGGACTTCAGTATGTCGCCGGATTTGTCATACCGCGCGACGGTGAAGCCCTGATCCGCTTCCGTGAACGCCGAGAAGGCGATATGCGGAGTGGTATCAATTTTCAGCTACAGATGCTCGAAGCTGACCATCTTCCGCTCGACTACACACTGCAAGCTCCCAATGGAAACTGGATCGTATCCGGCGTCGAGCGCGATGTAATAGAACGTCCATCCGGCTATTGGCTATACGATTTTCACCCAAAAGATTGGCAGGGGACGGGTCAGCAATCACTCATTCCGAAAAGGGTTCCAGCCGAGGACATCCTGCATATTTATATGCCCGAGCGCCTGTCAGACAGCCGAGGGTATCCTTGGGGCGCATCAGCTCTCAACATAACCGAGCGCATCCGCACCAGTGATGAAGCCCAAGTTGAAAAGCAGCTTACGCAAGCCGGGTTTGCAGGCGCTTTCAAAAAGCCTCGTCTTTCGACAGATGAGCCGAGTGAAGAATTCGACGCAGAAACAGACGAAAATGGCAGTGATTTCGTTGCCGTCGAACGCGGAAGTTTTGCAGTCGTACCTGAAGATTGGGACGTCGAATTCGCGCCTCAGACGCAGTCTGATGCAAATTATGGAGTTTTCCGTCGCGAGCATTTGAGCGGTCTCGCGGTCGCGATGGGCCTCGCGGTCGAGCATATCACCATGAATTTCGAAAAGCTCAACGACAGGACGTATCGCGCAGTGATGCTCGAAGCCCAGCGCTTTATCGAAAGCATTCAGTATCACCTGTTCGTCAACCAATTTTGCAAGCCAGTTTGGCGTCGTTTCCTGTCATATGCCGTGCTTCATGGTCTATGGTCGGTGCCAGAAAATCAGGATTTGGAAGATTTGTTCGAGGTAGAATGGATGGCTCCGGCGAGGGGACATATTCATCCTCTGCAAGAGATCACGGCATTTGCTGAGGCCGTGAAAAATGGCTTTACTTCTCGCAAGCGGGTGGCGGCTTCTTTTGGTGAAGATGTCGAGGACATTGATCTCGAAAACTCAGAAGATCAGACAAGAGCCAAGCTATTGAAATTGCTATATCCGATCTACGAAAAGCTGATGTCTGAGGAAGAGCGGAAAGCGATTTTAGCGGAGTATGACGCCGAAGGTGCTGCTGTTCACTGATCTGCCGAAAAACTGCGACGGCTGCCGAAAAACTGATAATTCGGCAGTCGTATGTGTTAAAATCAATATTTACATTCCTTGTATGTTACAACATCCGAACCATAGAGTTGGGTTAACCTACCATCATTCACACCTACTAGAATTTCCCTATAGTTTGGACTTGCGTCAATTACAGTGCATACCGCTCTTGCTCTAACTGCATTACCAATCATTTCGGAGTTTCCAAATGCACAAGTTTCTTCACCGCCACCGATAGTAAATATAGAACCTCCTCGATATCCTTTTATTTTTGAAATAGAAACTGGCAGCTCCTCGCAGTCTCCGCCATCATCTGGAGTGAAGACTTTATTGTATAATCCTTTAAGAGATAAATCTGCATTCTTTTGAGATTTAATATTTATCTTGTCGATAAAACCCCATTTCGGCAGTAAGTCAACAATCGCACTAATGTATGACTTGTATGTTTTGCATTCGTTATTTTCGCAATATGTAATTTCTTTATCATGCATTTGATGAGAAATTAAATTATCTTCAAACGCATTAATTGCTGGATCAAGAACCCCTAAAACTGCAGATGAAGCAAAATAACCAGTACAGGAAGAGATATCTTCGTCTATCTTGAACCAGCATTCATTAGCTTGGTTTTCGAATAGCTCTTGGTAATATGATACGTAATATTCTTCATTGGTAACGTCCACCTTTTTGCCATTTTTAATAGCATATAATCTAACGGGAATTGTTATCTTATCTGAAGATTTAAGTGATAGAGCTCTATCGTCAGGAAGAGCAAAAATGTCTGCAATTCCGTCTTTACTCGTGGAAACAGGTAATCCGTCAGTATTTGAATATTCTCCAAAATCTATAATATTATTGTTCGATATGGCTCTTACTTGAACTCCACTCATAGTCGTATTAGTAAAAGTTATTGCTGGCTTATAATCACCTACGATTTTCGACAGCATTATATTGCCAGTCACGCCCTCTGGGTTTGGAAGCTCAAAACTTTCGGTTTTAAACCCTTCTTCTGTGACATCGACGATAAGCGTCACAGTGTCGTCAGCACGAGTTCGGCTGCTTAAAACGACTGAATAGTTTGGAAATTTGAATATTGTGCCGACGTCACTGGTCGACCATGGTTGAGCCACACCTTCCTTAACCTCGACAATTTTCTTATCGATTAGAGGAATTATCTTCTCTATTGGACGACCTTCTCCTTGTTCAAGGTGAACATATTTTTCTCTGCAATAAGAAAGCTTCGGCTGCGCCTCTTTAATTCCGTCGACAATAAACGGACCATAATTCTTGTTATCAATTTGAACGAAAAGCAAACCGTTATTGTTTATCGCATTTAAAAAGAATTCCGTTGGTTGATAAAACCTCAGAACACCATTTTTCTCTAACTTATAGTAGTTTATTTCTCCTGGAATTTTTTCTGATCCGGATATTAATACTGCCTTATGCATCCCTTCCTTAAGGCCAGCAAGAGACGTACTTATTAAATTAACTGAGTAGGTAGCATTAAAATACGTTGCGAGAGAAAAAACGTTGTCGTCAATATTTTTATACAAAGTAAAGCAATTATTATTAGTTGCGTCGTAATAGATTTCCCATTTTTCGGTTTGATCCTTCAATACACCATCCGCCCATGATGCTTGGATGAATGAAAGGAATAAAGCTGTAGCAACAAGTGATTTTATAAACAGTCGCATATGATCGCCCCACCAACCTAGTCCGTTCTGGTACAAATACAACCGAAGCCATTGGAATTACAACCACATTCGCAGGCTAGAATTAATACCAAAAATGGCTGTCAGACTCGGCTCGTAGCGCTGAAATTTCTATTGCCCGTCCGTCGATTGACGGAGGATTATAACTAAAGAATAGACAGCTCTGAAGGGTCACCCAATCGGTGCCACGCCTCCTTATACTCATCCGTCGCATAGAGCTTTGGAGGCAACCAATATGAAATTTTACCAGTCTTCGGACTGACGCCCCGATGAGCGGCAGCTTTCACTTCGTTAAGGGTCATTATAAAGCACGTTGGCAGGTCAGTAGTTACATTAATCGTGACAATCCACCAATGAGAACGCAGATTGTCCAACGAAGTGCCCAGTGGCACTGGGTCTTTTTTACTCAGCGCTTTTGATTGGATCGGCAACACTCGGCTCTCATCGTCGGAAGCCGCATATAGATCGGCACCGCGAGCATTGCGCACTGTCGGCATCACATGCCAGCCACGCCGAGAAAGCTCGCGAGCTACGTGATATAGGCCGGAATTTCCGGTAAGCTGATGACGCATCTTTAATTATCACCAGAGCAAGGAAAAGTATCTTTTAATCCTGTCAGCAATGCCATGCCTGTATATTGAATAGCAAAACCATTAATAGACGGATTTGACTTAACGGTATTTTTCAATATTTGACCATACTGTCTGCCTGTTAGTACTATTCCTTCAGGGGGGCAATATATAGGTTGTTTATTCTCGATCTTAAGCCAAAGATTTGCCGTTTCTATGCCCCTGCCGATATCCGCTAAACTGTCTTCCAGTTCGCTATTTAAATTCTCAATATAATCACGAATTGTCGGTACTACTTCGTTTTTATTTTGTGCGACACTTTCTGAAGCGGCGAATATTACCGTGAAAACAATTGTGCTGACTAAGACTCGATGCATCCAATTCCCCCGTAATAGTAATTTTTGTCATATAACATTTTCTAAAAATTCGCACTTAAATCTTGCAGAAACCTCCTGCATCATCATCTCAGATAACAATTTCTGGAATGATGAATGCCGAAGAAAATCGAGCAAATTCAGGGACAACTGCGCACACGGGCTTTCGCTCGCGTGCCTGCGTCCGTCGATGTCGAAAAGAAATCTTTTGGCATCGTCATCAGCACAGAGACGCCTGTTCGCACGTCGATCCGAAATCCAGATCAGCCGAAAATCGATGCTGAGGATTCATATATAGAAGTCGATGAAGTGCTGCTGGCATCTGGCCTTGATTTCTCTCGTACGGTCGGGATGCCACTGGTCGATTGTCACGATACATTTTCAGGCGTCAACACGATCCTCGGCAAAGTCGACGATGTCAGAAGTGTCGGCACTGAAGTCCACGGTACGGCCGTGCTTAATTCGCGCAACGCTGATCTGATCGCCGATATAAACGACGGCCATTACAATCAGATTAGCGCAGGATACGGCGTAAACAGCTACGAAATCGAGCATCGCGAAGGCGACGTGCCGCTCGCATATGCGACTTCGTGGACGCTGTATGAGGCATCGCTTGTAGCCGTTGGCGCTGATCCGAATGCGAGTGTCAGGTCAGCAGGTCGTACTATTCCGACACCAACAATTTCCTTCCGCAACAAGCCCAAGGTGGCGAAGCCGAAGGCCAATTCCACCCGAAAACTTAGAAAATTGGAGAAGAGAACCATGGATGAAACGAAACTAGAAGAGCTGATCACGGTAGCTGAAGACGCAGTTTCAGCAGTTGAAGAAGCTGTTGTTGCCGTTGAGGACGCTGTTGCCGAACTCGGTGACAGTGTTCCTGAAGAAATTTTAGAACGCGCTCGTAAACTTCGCAATGAAGATGACAATGAAGACGAAGAGCAGCGCAAGCGCGGTAAGCGTGAAGACGATGCTGAAGACGAGAAAAAGGAAGAGGACGAAATCCGTTCAATCCGCTCTATCGCGAAGTCTTATGGCTTGACTAAGGCAGTTGACGATCTCGTTGCACTCGGCACTCGCTCGAAAGAGCTGAAGGCTTCCATCCGTTCGGCAATCATGTCGAAAGCTGTTGGATCGTCTGGATCTCGCTCTGACATCGAGCCACGCCCAGTCCGCAAGGAAGCCAAGCTTACAAGCGCTCGCGACATCTATGCCAAACTCAACGCACGCGGCTAACACCGAAACCCATTTTTTTGGAGAAAATAAATGACAAGATTTTACAAGCAGCGCCCTGATCTAGCGTTCCTTCTTATGCCAGCCAGCGGTGACCGCTCTTTTGAAGAGATCGCTGTTGCGGCGTCGACCACGCCGTACGAAGTTGGCACCATCCTGGTGAAGGGCGATGACGATGTCTACGCGGCTTTAACCGCAGCCGATCTGGAGCCAGCTGAAGAGGGCGATGAAATTAACATCTCTGTAGCAATCCTCGGCTCCCGCACTGTTTTTCATGCTGAAGACGAGCTGACAGAAGCGCCTGCTTTAGCAGTTGTCCGCGACGCGACTGTCAAGTCATTCGAGCTGGAGCTTCCTGCTGGCGTGACGCTCGATGCTATCCAGCCATTTCTTGAAAAGCAGGGTCTCATCCTTCGTTCGTAAGAAGAACATAACATAAACATTTTGGAGAAAATTTATGGAACTCAATAATATTCTAAATTCTGGAAATGAACTTTTCAGTAAAGTTGCACTTACAGATTACGTAGTCACGCAGCCATACGTGCCTGATCTCGTGAGTAAGTGGCTGCCGTGGCATTCAGAGGGTACCCACCTTCCAAACGCCGCCATCGACTTCACGGACGGTACATTAGAAATGATTCCGGAAGCTGCTCGCGGTGCACCTGGCGATGCTCCTGAACGTGATGTTGATAGCTCGATTATCGTTCGCATACCGCACTATCCGCAACAAGATACTCTGTATGCGGTTCAATTTGAAGGAATTCGAGCAGCTGGTAGCGAGCTTCTGACCTCTATCGAAAATGAAAGAAATAAGATTCTTGCGAATTTCAATAGACGAAATCGCGCGATGTGGGAAAATTCACGCATCGGTGCGATTACTGGTAAGCTTTTGAATTCAAAGGGCGAAGTTAGCAAAAACTGGTATAAAGAATTAGGTGTTTCTCAGACTAAACATCAAGTCGATTTTGCTTCTGCAAATACCAAACTCCGCACTGAAATCATCAAAGCGAAGGATAAGGGTGAAGATAATCTCGGTGAATTTGCGGCTGATCATTGGCTTCTGATCGCTGGAAGCAATGCGTTTCCGATGATCACGGATCACCCAAATTTTGAGAAGATTTTTGAGCGTTACAACGACGGTGCAATGCTTCGGGATGATATCAGCGGTGGATTTCCGATTACTTCAAATGTCACTGCCGTTAAGTACACGCGTCCAAAAATCGGCAGCAAGGTCATCTTTGGTGCTGACGACATGTACCTCGTACCAGTTGTCAACGGGATGTTTCAGACTAGATTTGGACCTGGAACAGGAATGGGTGCCCTCGGCGTTATCGGCCTTCCTGAATATGTCTCATCTTATGATCTTCCACACGACGAGGGCGTTGAGTTAAAGGCTCAGACGAACATCATCTCGTGGGTTCAGCGCCTTCAGGCAATCGTCAAGATCGAAGCCAAGTAACAACTAACTTCCCTGCGCTTTCTCCTCCTTCAGCGCAGGGCATCAAGGACGGAGTGAGTGCTACTTATCACTCCGTCCAATTCATATTTCGGAGCCGATATTTTTAGGAGATTCTTAGATGACGATACCGATTGTAAAGACCGCTATTGCGCCGAACGGCGGCATGCCAGCTCATCCAGCGCCATCAGCTGTTTCGATGAATGTCAGCCAAATTTCTGTAAGCGAGGCCGCACCTTTTTCTTATACAATCCTTGCAAACACGTCGCTCGTGCAGATTTATGTGACTTCGGACGTACTCTTTTATACTGACAAAGTCGGTGAACCCTTCACTCCGTATTTCGGAATGCCTCTGACCGCAGGCGGTTATTATAGCTTCTCTGTAGATGCTGGATGCACTCTGCATTTTTCAGCCGAGAAAGCCGCTCTGATTTACGTGCTGGAGGGCTAATCAGATGATGAATCCAATCCTCCCACAAGCTACTGGCGGCGGTTCTGATCCGGCTCTCGAAGGCCGTGTTGACGCTTTGGAAAATAATGTAAATCTGTTGTCAGACGACGTTGCTTTCATGCGCGATAGCCAAATTGCGCCTTTGGAATCACAGGTGGGTCAGGTCGCATCTGACGTGACAATAATGCAGTCGACTGTCGAAATGCATGACGCAGAAATCACAGTGCTGCGCGATACTCGCAATGCTCTGGTCGAGGAAAACCGTTCGGATTACACAGCAGCGTGGTTGTTCGGTCAGCCAAATAACTGGCTTTCGCAAACTTCGAAATTGGCAGATTATGGTGTCACCGAACGCGATTATATCTTCCAGATCAACGGCGTCGACCATGCGATAAATTTCGTCGCGACAGACACGATGAACGACGTCCTAGGCAAATTTCAGGACATAGGCTGGATGAATAGCATTTCGTACACCGTCGAGCTTTTTGGCGGCATGATCCGATTTGAAGTTGGGGGTGGCGATAGCGTTGTATTCCCGACGCCCGGTTTTCCCGACTTCCAGCATCTCTGGTATGTCCTAGGTCTTGCTGGCCAGAGCGCTGTTTCGACGGCCGTCGAAGTTCCATATTCGCTTCGAGATTCCGACGTTTGGACGTCTCAGGGTACCGTAGATAAGCAGATTCAGCGGCTCTCTCTAGACGCAAGAGCAGCGGCTTCGGCAGCGTCTAGGTCAGCGAGTTTGCCGTTGTTGGATCAACCAATGATCATCAATACTGGCTACATTTTCCCCGACAATACCGGGGATCTTCTGTCAGAAAACAGCGATCTTTCCAATTATCTAACTGATACAGACACTTTTGAAATTACAATTGATGGCACGCCATTTTCGATATCTGCTGGCCCAGTTTTGGACGTTCCGAATATCGTTGGAAATCTGAATACGTCGGGTCTGCCTGACTGCTATTTTGTCTATTTCAGCGGCGGCATCCGTCTTGAAGTGCGCTCATTGAATTATGAAGATCATGAAATCAGCATCACAGGCGGCAAGATAGCTCAGGTCTTAGGTCTGGCAGGCAAATCGCTCTCGTATAAAGCTGTCGAAAATTTCGCGTCAGGCTTGGATGCTTCAGCTATCTCTCGGTATAGCCCGTACGTCGGCGGTTTTGAGAGCATCGAGGCGCTGATAAATCTTCAGAGACAGGAAATCGACGCTCTGAACTTGCTCACCAGCAAATTGGCATTCGAAGTTGAGCAATTGAAGGCGGCGGCAAATGTCTAAACACCGCGCTTTTCTCACGCTCGCACGCACAGCTAACCGCGTTTTTCGTGAACACGGCCAGCATTTCTGGCATCAACATGACGCAGATAATCCGCAGCCGATTCAGCTCATTTTCAATGACACGTATGCGCCCATTGATGCCGCAGGTGTGCAGGTCGAGGAAGCACAGCCTACGGCTTTTGTCCTCATTGATGATGCAAAAAAGTTGTCTCCTGAGCGCGCAAATTGGCCGTTGGATTTAATGTTCAGCAACCGTGATGAACTGACGATTTCGGGCACCCGATACGGAATAGAATCTTGCAGATCGGACGGATACCATCAGTTGGAGATTAAGCTTTTCAGAAAGAGCGGCGGCTGATGGCGCATGTAAAAACGCAGGTGAGAGAAGGATTTATCAGAGTGCTCTCGGCACTTCCTGAAATCGTGTCCGCTCATCCTGCCAGCCGCCTTCTTCGTAGTTTTCAGCGAAGCGATTTTCCACTCGCTATAGTGTCAGTTTCTGAAACGGCGACTGTATCCGCCGCCAACGGCGTACCCGGCGGTCGTCAGCTTCAGCGGGATTTACAGGTTTCTGTGACTTTGGGCATTCATGACGAAATGGATGATGCCGAAACCGCATTGGATGAGCTGTCTGTAGTCGCCGAGCAGGCGCTCGTGAAACCATCAGCTCTCGGCGTCGGAAAGCTCCTGTTCTGGAAATATTTAGGTAGCGGAGCGCCTACGGGTCAGCCGACAGAAGACGGTTTTATGCTTATCCAGACGCTCAATTATTCATGCTCAGTCCGAACGACTGACACCGACCCGACAACCATTATTTAATTTATTTGGAGAACAAAATGGCAACAATGGCATTCCAACCAATTCTTTCTAAGCAGCGCGTATCGGGCGGACAGCTCGTTTTTCGTAAGAAAGGTACGCAGAAATATGTGAACCTCGGCGCTCTGGCATCGATGGAATTCACCCCAAATCTGACTGAGATCGAAAGCTACACGCAGGAATTCGGCGACCGTCGTCTGATCAAAAAGTACGTGACCACGAAAGACGGCCAGATCAGCTTTACGTGCGAAAGCTGGACAGAACTCGGCTACGAAATTTTGTTCATGGCTAATAGACGCTTGCTGACTCAGACTGCTGTCACAGCTGGCACACTCACTATAGAAGATGTAGCCGTTGGCGATGCGATCAAAATTCCAGGCTTTAAGCCTGTTGTAACGGGCATCTCCGACGGCGCTGACAACGATCTCATTGAAGACGTTCACTATACCGTCCACCGTGCCGGATATGTGCAGATTATAGCTCTGCCTGCTGGTTTCACGGGCGATGCAATAGTCGAATACACCCTGCCTGCAATCACCGAAACCGAGGGGCTTCTGGATCTTGACCTGATGTCTACTGCTGGTGTTCGCGGTGAACTGGTCTTCATCGGCGTTACATCTGAATCAGGCGACGGCGAAGAATTCGAGCAGACTTATCATGACGTCGAGCTTCGTCCGTCCGGTTCGGTGCCTTCATTCGGCACCGAACAGCTGAACCAATTCACGGTTCAGGGATCGGTTTATGCAACGTCGAATAAGAATTCATACGGTACCATCCGCTCAATTCCAAAGGCCTAAACCATTGATACGACGGCAGTAATATAGACTGCCGTCTAATATTAATAATTCATTAAATATTACAAGGAGTTATACTAATGAATGCAACAGTAAAACAAGAAATTAAGTCTATAGATGATTTGTTGACAGCAGTAGACCATTCCTATCAAGAAGTAGAAATTCTTGGTATGACTACAAAACTGCGTCCAGTTACTATTCTAGAGTGCCTCAGGCTCGTAAAACGCTTTCCAAAACTTGTCGATCTTTTTGAGCCGAAGCTGGACAAAGACGGTAACCTTTTGCCTGAGGATCTTCAGCCGTCTTTGATCAGCGTATTCATGGATTCCGGCATAGAAGCCGCCGCCGCTTTCATTTCGTGCGCTGCAGGAAAAGAAGGCGATCTAGCTTTCGAGCATCTAATCACGACGAAGCCCGACGACCTGACGCTCGGACTGTTTTCTTCTGCCGTAAAAGTCACACTGGGTGATGGATCACTCGACGATTTTTTTACGAAGATCGCGGGAGCGCTCAACGGGATATTCCAAGCCAAGTCCGGTTCCCCCGCCCCAAGCGCAAAGGCGGCTTAAATTTAACAGGCCCCTTCGTCAACTTGGTCAAAGACGCGATCTCTTATGAAAACGCGACCGGAATTTCAGGCTTAAATCTTTCACCACGCCAGTTGATAATGAGAATGAGAGTTCTCCGACGCGATGAGAAACGCAAGCAAATACAAATGGCTGAAGCGTTCTTGGTAGCACAAAGCGGAGATAAGAAAATTTGGGATGAGTTTATAAAGTGAGCAGTGTAACGCCGGAAATCAAAACTCGATTTAGTCTTGGAGGTCTCTCTGAGGTCGGTTCTGGCTTTCGCAAATTTCAGCAGAGCGCTCGCGATAGCATCAATAATATAAAGCAGAGCGGCGCAAAGGCTCTGGAACCGTTTCAAAAAGACATCGAGAAGTCGAAGCGTTCATTAGCGACGCTACAATCTGCGTCTCTGTCAGTCGGAAAGGTCGGCTTCGGCGGTCTGAAAACTGGCGCTGAAACAGCTTTCAAAACTATATCTATCGGTGCCGCCAGTGCCGTCGCCGCGCTCGCCACGGTTTCAGCCGCTGCCATCAAAATGAGCAAAGACACCGCTGGCGAGTGGGATAAGCTTTCCAAGCAGAGTCGCTCTCTGGGTGTATCGCCTGAAGACCTGTCGGTGCTGGGATTTGCAGGTGCGGGCGAAGGCGTTCCAGGCGACGAGATCGTCAAAGGCCTCGCTAAAATAGGCAATGAATTTCTTGGAATTCGGCAGAAGATTACCGAAGCCAATGATGAATTCAGCTCATTTAAAACCAATGCCAGAAAAGATGCCATCTTCTCATTGAGAGCTGGCGATATCGGCGGTCTGACGTCTGCAGGGGATGCTGTTGGCCAAGCTCGGATGTCATCGCTTGCAGGCATTCAGGAACGCAAAGGTCAGCTCGAAAACTACATTGCGAGAGCGGCTCCGTACGAGAACAATAATTTGCAGACCCAGACATTCGTCCATGGTCTGCGTCAACAGCTTGCCGAGCTTGAGAAAGCCGAGCGCACTCTGAAAAAGAGTTTTGGGCCTGTCGGAGAAGCGCTATTTGGACTCGAAAAGTATGGATTGGACGTTGAGAAAGCATCAAAAGGCGGCATGGAAGGCCTACTTGCGCTATCCGATGCGATGCAGAAAGTTGACGACCCGACACAGCGCCTGCGCTTTGCTATCCAATTATTTGGCGAAGACGCCGGAGCGAAGATGGTTCCGCTCTTAGAAGGCGGTCGCACAGCTATCGAGGCCTATCGCAAAGAGCTTGAGCGTCTGGGCGGTGTCGTGTCGAAAAAAGACACCCAAATTGGGGAAGCTTATGAAGCCAGCGCCGAAAATTTCCGCAGGTCTATAAGCGGCGTCAAGATGGCCGTCGCTCGTGAAGTCCTGCCACTTCTCACGGAATCCACGGACGCGATGACCGAGTTCATGGTCAGCTATCGTCAGAAAATCGCTGGGATTCTGAAAGACGGATTTGTCTACGCTCGCAACCTAGTCAGCGATATTATCGGGGTTTTTCAGGGCAAACGCACTGGCTTCAAAACCCCTTGGCTAGACACGCTTTTTGAGAAGCTTGAGACGGCCAGAGCTTTCATTTCCGACATGTATAAAGAACTCAGAAAGCTCTGGGACGGTGAAAATTCGCGTTTTGAATGGCTGAATAAAATCCGAGATGGCATCGCTGTCGCGATCAAGTTCGTGAAGGATTTGTATGACATTTTGACCGGTCAGGATGCCAAAAACTTTAAATGGCTCAACGACTTACGCGACCAGGCGAATGCCTTCGGTCAAGATTTCATGGACGCCCTGGAGATGGTGAAGACCGTTTTGACAGCTATTCATTCTTTGATTCAGCCTATCACCGATATGTTCGGAATTGACGTGACAACCATGTTGTTATTCGTCGGTATGCTTAAATTTATAGGCCTTTTCGGACTCGCAAAAACTGCACTCGGTCAGCTAATGAAAGCCCTCGGAACGCTATTTGCTATGAGCGGAGGCGGCGCACTGGCAAAGAGTATCGCTGGCATCGCGACAGCGGCAACTGGTGCATCTGCAGTTGGTGGCATGAGTTCTGTTGCAGGAGCTGGCGCAGCAGGCGCTTTAGGCCTCGGAGCGAAAGCTGGCATCCTTGGAGCCGCCGCAGTCGGTGGAGGGTTAATAGGCTGGTACGGCGGCAAAAAAGCTTATGAATTGAGCGGTATGAAAGCTTCCGATGAAGCTCGTCAATCAGAAGTGCAGAAGAATCTAAAGATAAAATACGACGCCGATTTTTATAAAGAATATGTGAAATACGACCCAAAACGCCAAGGTGATATTCTCAGGTCTATGGGCATAAACACGCAAATGGGGCTTGAAGATGCCCATCTTTTGCCTGGTGGCGTACTCGATGTTTGGAAAACTCCACTTTCAAATTTTGATCTAGATTACTTTAAGTCTTTAAAAGAAAATAATGATAAATCAAAAGGTTCGACTGAAACAGTAAATGTGAATCTGACGCTGAATGACCGCAGTCTCGGCACGCTTCAAGCCGATCCTTTGACTGCGCGAAAAATGAATCAAACCCTCTTCTCGATGCAACAAAAAGGAGGGTACTGATGACTATTTTTCCTGTCACGACGACACTTATATCTGACGATTTAGCCGTTGGCTGGCAGACGGCACTCGGTCTTACTGTCGATTTTGCGCCCATCGAGGACTCCGCACAAATTGTGCGGTCGTGGAATGGACAGGCCAGAAATCTAGCAGCCGACGAATTCAAATTATTCCAATGCACGATTTCGTCTTCTGATGACATGAGACCGCCAGCGCTGTCACACATGTGGCCGGGATCTACTTTCACGATCATTCCACCTTGCGAATTCGCCGACGCTATACAGCCAGGTGCACAGACACGCACATTGATCAGGTATCCGTATAAAGACGATGACACGGGCTATACGTCTATCCGTTGCCTGACCAAAAATTTTGAGCCAGTCCCGTTCACGGTTTGGAACAAAGTCATCACGCTCGCCGCTCCAGCTACGGAGACTGTAAGAATATTTTACAGGCCTTGGATCGACCTTTTCGTAACTGAACCATGGTCAGTGTCCAGCCACGAGCAGAATGCGACCGTACAATGGTCATTGACCGCAGAAGAAGTCGGCGGACTCGACTGGCAGGAGGATAACTGATGTTATTTCTGTCTTGGCTCCCCGCATATGACACGCCTTTTGACCCAGTTGCGCACGCAAAAGAAGACGAATTTTGCATTCGTGGCTCGATTTTTGAGCAAGAAGAAGGCGACATCATTACCTCAGGATTCGAAGTTGAGATTCCGAATCCTGGCTTAGGTCTCATCGGCCTCGGCCGTAGCGAGCGGTATGCTGTCCTCTCGGAAAAACTAGCTTCCGATAATATTCCAGTCGAACTCGCTCGTGGCCGCGTAATCTCTGTGCCGTCCGAACTCGGTCAACAAACGTTGACGCTCAGATTTCAGTGCGTGCCACCTGACGAAGATGTTGTTTTGAAAGCCGCCGCAAATGCATTGAGGACGGGCGAAATCGATGGGTACGATCCATACGGACATCCAGACGACCGCGAGAAATTCGAGACGTACGACGCACTTTTTCATAGCCGCGATGCATCTGATGACCCGATGAGCGCGCTTGCGGGAAGGCTAGAATTCTGGAGATGGGATCGCAAAACGCTGGAAATTCATCGTGTTAATATGGTCACTGGTGGGTCTACTCATATCATCGATTCAGATGGTTTTGAGAGCAGTCTGCAAGTCACACTGCGGAATCCTCCGAGAGCGAAAACACGCCTTCGCGTAGTCGCATCGTGGACTCAGGAAGCTAAAGGTGTTCAGTCTTTGCCTGCGGTAAATCTCCCCGTCGATACGTACTCATGGCAAGACCTGGTACAGAATCTTCCGCAGCCTGGAACGTCAGTCGGTGAGAATACGGGATGGCACGTCGCGGAATCTGAAATCACATATTTCAACCAACATTCTATTATGGATTCATTCGACGTAGGACTGGAGAAATATGCGCTAAATGATGAAAAAGTCATGGGATGTCAGGTGATTATGCAAGCCGCAACTGTCGGCGTGCAAATTCGTCTTGGGTACGATTTTCAGCAACAGCGTGAAGAACTTTTGACTATCTCGATGCCCGTTGCGCAGCAGGAAGTTCTGGGTGACGACAAGAATGAAACGGCCGATGTTATACATTTAGCACCATTAAATTTAGACCCATCGACGCCGCTGTGGACGTTCGAAGATCCGACCACCCTTGAGCCGATGCAATATGAAGTCGGCGATGAAGTCATTTACAACGGGCACAAATGGAGATGCATTGTCGCTCACACTGCATCGACCATTTTTTCTTATTCATCTTTCGTACAAGTCGAAAAGCGCGCTGCTATCAACCCGATTTCTGCCAGATTTTTTGATTCAACGCGCGGCACTCGCGCAGTCAGATATGCAGTTCGGATGCTTCAACGCCGGGTTTTCGTCCGTGCTAGATGTCTGGAAATCTCATTCCAGTGTGAATGGTCTGCCGCGAGATCAATGAAATGCGGGGATTTTTGTCGAATTTATAATCGGAAAATCGGGTCAGTGCAGGCGAAGATTTCCAGCTTAAAATTGGTCGCGGCTGGCGCTAAAAGATATGCAGAAATCACGATGTTAGCATACCTCGGCGACGGTTCTTTAGCGCCTGTTCCTGGAGCTGGGGAGCAGCAAACAGGCCTCGTCACGTATGGATTTTCAGCAACTCCCGCGTCTCAACCGACAAATGCATCAGCTCTACGTGCGCAGGTGCATTTTGTTGACGTCATCAATGCTTACGCTGATCAAAAATCAGCAGCGCTCTATGAGCAAGATCCAGTCGCGATCATAGAAAGCCTGCCGACACGCATAGAACTCGACGTCGACCCGATACGCGAAGAAGACCTGCTTACGCGAAACCTGACGGTGACTTGTAAACCTATTTGGCTACCACGCGAAGCAGTTATCGGAAGTTAGAGGGAGACGACTATGGATATGGAAATTGAAAATTCGAGTGAATTATTCGGTGCTATGAATGCGATGAGATTACAAGCTCAAGATCAAGCACGTCGAGACCGTATCGCCCAGCCGAATAGGGGTTCTATAAGAGATAGCAGCGCTCGACGCAGAGATAGCTTGTCGACAAAATTGATAATGGGCTCGACAGAAAAATGCGATCTGTCGAGCGCGATTGTTGGGACTAATGTTGTGCGTGTGAGCTGAAATTAAAAAGGACTTGGATGAGCGGTTTCGTATATTGCATCTCTGACATCGATATTCGTGATGTACATGTTACAATTACGAATCAATAGATCGATAAAATTCTTGTTCTTGATATTGCTCTCAATTAATTTCCGTGTTTTTCCAAAAACTTCATTGTCCCAGCTGTCGTTGTTATTCCACAGTATTCTAGACGCAACAATAAGCTCAGTGTTGATGGACTTTAAATTTCTTATCACCTTTCGCGGCACATTGTTCGAATGGCCGCGACCGTATATATAAGAACATTCAAATAAACGCCTGCCTATCCCCTTATAATAATTATTATCAGAATTATAATATTTATCTATAACGCCTTCTACATTAGAAGCTAATTGCTTTCCGTTGAATTCTGACGAAAAACTACTTGTCACTGAAAGCAACAAAATAGCAATGGCTCCTAATATCTTCATCACTTTGCTATATCCCGATATTATGGAATCTCTACAGGCACCAGACGCGTCGTCGCATAATAAGAAGTGAGGCGCAGTTTGTCGACAAGCTCGGCGCGAACAGCGGGGTTATGACCTTCATTCTCAAGCTTTTCGGCAATAGCGATCAGCATATCTTGTCCGCTGATCATGTCGTTCTTGTCGACAGTCCCAATCTTCACGGCTTCATCGATGGCGTTCAGAAGGTAAAGACCGTCTTCGGGGAGCGTCGTGAGTGAAGCTTGTAGCTGAAGCTCTTCGACTTCTTTCGCGCTCATTTTGACTTTTAACGATGTAATTTCGCTCATCGGCATCTCCATTTCCGACGAGCGCTATATATGGATCTATGGAGTTTGTCCGGGAATATTGTGGTAATTCAGCGCAAGTCATCTAGAAAATTATTTAATTATGTTCCATATTGACACAGTTTTTTGGGGGCTGATATGGGCAAGTTATTCAGTTTATGCGGTGCTGCTATGTGTTTGGCAGCTTCACCAGTTTCACCAGTGCTTGCGCAATCACTATCGCCATTTGACGCAGTTATAAATACTATGGTTGGCACAACGGAAGTTGATGCACGGCCTGTTATGACAAATGGTAAGCTAACAGGGTGCACTCTAACGTTTGATGCCGTTGCAAGAGATGACATCTATAGAAAAGGCAAGCCCATTAAGGTTTCCGGTTCTTTCGGCATCTTAACCGCGAACGACAAAGCAGCTGTAACGCTCAAAGTAGTTGTGAATGAGATGTCGCAAGGTCAAAATTATAGTATAGTATTTACACCTTTCGCACCCAAAAGAGCTTATCTTGTTGGTTCTGATTATTCTCATAACTATGGCGCTCTCGTAAATTCTGCACCATCGGATGCTGATGGTGGGCTTTTTTCTATTTTTAACCTTGAGCCCTCGATGAAAATAATGACGGATGCAATCGGCCAACAAAAGATCATTGTCGCATTTAACCAAGGCGATGGCGGCACGGATATTCAGTTGCCTATCGACCTGACAGTTGTTTCGACTGATTTCACAAATGGCAATCGGAACCACGGTATCAAAACACTTCAAGATTACGCGGCTTGCATCACCGCGTTATCAAGCGACACTCAATAGCCGAGTATAAAATCTAGAATCTTGCACATACCCATGATCTTGTAAGCATATCAAATATGTCTATGAGATAATTTTATGCCGACAGATTTTCCGAACAAAGAATTACTTGATGTCATCAAGTCGCAGGCCCGCATCGAAGAAAAGTTAGATGCGTTTTTTAGAACGGTGTCGACTGTACAGTCTGATTTAACAGTCCTTAAGGCGGATGTCGCTGAATTGAAATCGAAACGTCGAGAAGACAAAGCTTATATAGCTGCTTTGTCGGCGGTTTTCTCAGTAATATTTGCCATTATTTTACCTGCTGCCAAGAAATATTTTGGAATTTAATTTGACTGTTTTCTCTTTGCGACATCTGTAAATGTCAACAAAGTTTGCAACAAGTAATTGAATTCATTGAAAAAAGTGTTTGTATTGATCATGAATACGCCAAATAATTTACTTGTCAACTTGAGCGAAAGGAATTCAAAATGACAAGTAGAAAAATGAAACAACATATTGAACGAGAACTATCTACTCAACTAGATATGGAAATCGAAATACTCAAAACACCGGAAGAACTATTTAAAACCGGACACTCAATACGTGAAGTTGCTGAACAATGTGAACTTACTTTTTACGCTGCTCGAAAAATCTGGCTCTCCATTAATAAGTCATCAGCACCAAAGTCCGCAGCCGAGGCAGTCGAAAAAGTATGGCCATCGGAAGCCCCAGAGATCCTATCTGAAGACGAAAAACCCACAAAGAAGAAAGCTCCACGCATTCAAGAGCTGCCGACGATTCAGGCCGACCTAGAACCTGGAATTGTCCATCGTTTCCTGATATCTGCCGCGCAAGACGATACGCCCGTTCATACCGAATTCTTGCGCAATATGCAGGCATATGCGCAATATATTGGGGCTCATATCATAATCGGGGGACACACTTACCAACTCGGACTATTCGAAGATCATGCCGCGTCGGCGAATGTTTATGACCTTGCAATTCACGAGTATCTTTGTCACGACCGTGTCCAGCTGACGCCGGATGTCCTTTATCTCGGCAGTGCAAATGTCTTGCCGACAACTGCAAATCCATTGAACGGCTGGTTGACGCAGAACCACGGCAACCATGTCATTGTTCCGCACTCCCGAATTGCGCTCCAGTCAATTCCCCGTCTGCAGGGCCAAGACCCCCGTTTTGCAATATCAACGGGCACTGTGACAATGCCGAATTACACTGCCAGAGCGGCGGGACAAAAGTCCATTTTTCATCACACTTTTGGATTCGCGGTAGTTGAGATCGACGTCGATGGTGAAGTTTTCCTGCGACCAGTTTCTGCCGATGATGATGGAAGTTTTCAGGATCTGAACACACTTGTTTCGGACGGATTATGTGAAGGTGATAAACGCGTCCGCGCGATAAGCTGGGGTGACATCCATCATGAACAACTCGATGACACGATTGCCGCCTCTAGCTTCGGATACGACCGCAAAACAAAGACAACACTGAACAACATCAACATTCTTGACGGCCTACAGCCAGAAATCCAATTTTTCCACGACACACTCGATTTCAGACGGCGTAATCACCACAATTTGGCAGACCCTCATGTTATGGCCTTGGTATCCGCCAGCGGTTCGGAATCCGTAGAGCATGAAGTGCAGGAAGCCTCAGACTTTATAGCAGCGTGCACTCGTGATTTTTGCACGACCGTTGTCGTTGAATCCAATCACGACAATGCTCTCGCTCGCTGGCTCAAAAATGTAAACGGCGCGGCGGACGTCAAAAATGCATATTATTGGCATGATTTAAATGCCGCTTGGCATAAAGCGATACGTGCTGGAAATGACAATTTTAATGTCGTTGAGCATGGATTACGTCTCGCAAATCTGCCCGACAGCGTCGAATTCGTGGGAGCTGGACAGGGATACCAAGTAGACGGCATTGAGTGTGGCTTACACGGAGATCTAGGAATTTCTGGAAGTCGTGGAAGCCCTAATCAGTTCAAAAGATTTGGAGTCAGGACGTCGACGGGACACACACATACACCTTCGATTTCTGAAGGTGCCTATGTAGCGGGCGTCTCTGCAAAATTGGATCAGGGATACAACAAGGGGCCGACGACTTGGGCACATGCTCATGTAGTGCAATATCATAACGGAAAACGAACGTTGCTCATCATGTCTGCAGACGGCCGCTGTCAGGCAATAGGCGACCGTGTCCACGTGATGATGGCTGCATAAGAAAAAATCTTGCAACTTACATATTGATAGAACAAAATAGGAACATTGATTCAGAGTTCCTATTTTATGCGAAATATCAATACTTTAGTAGTTCACTGCACAGCAACGCCTGAAGGCCGCGATGTCGACGTTGCAACCATCCGAAAATGGCATACGCGCGATAATGGATGGAAGGACATTGGATATCATTATGTCGTCTACCGCGACGGCTCGGTGCACCCTGGCCGCCCAGTTGACCAAGTCGGCGCTCACGTAGCAGGACACAATTCTGGATCAATTGGTGTTGTTTACGTCGGTGGTTGCGACAAGAGTATGAAGCCGAAAGATACACGCACAGATGCGCAAAAAATTGCGCTGCGCAAACTCCTCAGGGAGCTGGTTGTTAAATATAAGATCACCACGCTCGTTGGCCATCGCGATTTCGACAAAGGCAAAGCTTGTCCGTCTTTTGATGCAAAAAGCGAATACGCGGATCTACTGAAGGGAGGGTCGAAATAATGGCCCGACCTATCTCTCCATTCTCATATCGTTGCGCCAGTTTTCGGAATCTTCAGGACGATTTGGTCGTCGCTCTCGAAAACCATATCAGAAAAAACAATTTATCGGCTGCGGAAATTGCAACGCGATATCCGTCAGTACGCGACGGACACATACGCAAAATTCGCACAGGAAATGGCCATGAGCTGGGCATGAAGATGCTTCTCTCGATAGCAGAAGCGAGCGGTCTGCAAGCGAAATTGCAGGTGTCCGCATGAGCAGTGAAAAAGAGATCACAAGACGATTTTCAAAGAAGATTACTATCGCATCTCTGGCCGCATTTTTCGGGATCGCAGGCGTTGGCCTGCTCATTCGCAATCCAGATACCGCCGCAATTATTGGTGAACTCGGCCCTTGGGTCGTTGCGTTATTGGCTATTTATATGGGCGTTGGGCATATGGATTTCCGTACGAGCAAGGGCCTTCCAAGCTTATTCACGGACATTCTCGGGCTTGCTTTCAAACGACGTCGAGATGACAGGTCGGAAAACAAGGGAGAGGAATAATGCCAATCTTCTCCAACATCCGTCTCATCCTCGGACTATTGCTCGCAGCCATTTTCATCGGCGGCTGGCTCTATATCTCGCAATTGAAATCGAAATTGGCAGAATCTGACGCCCAACTCTCGCTTGCGAATGCACAATTGAAGCTAACCATTGACGTCGCAAATGCAAACGCCGAGGCCGTGAAACAGGCTGATGCTGAGCATAAGAGGACGCTTGATTTACTCAACCAGGTGCAGACGTCGCTCAACGAAACCAGCATTTTGAATCGCGAGCTGGAGCGCGAAATCGCTTCGACGACACCAGATAATGATGGGTCAGTGGCACCCGTTTTGGAAAATTTGAGAAAGAAGAAGTTCGCTGGAGGTGTCCAGTGAGAAATATCATCGGTGCCGGTGCGGCTATTTTATTGATTTCCGGGTGCGCTCATAAGCCTGCGATAGAAGTCGTGACAAAGATCGAGACACGTCAGATCGCAGTTCCTGAAGCGCTGCTATCATGCATGCCCGAGCCAGAAGCTCGCGAAGTCTGGAAATCACAAAAGGACGTCGCGCTGTATATGATACAGGTCTCTGAAGCAGGTGAGGATTGTCGTCAGAAATTGTACGGAGTCAGGCGGTTGGTCAACTTGAAGACCCCTTGAATTCTTGTGAAAAACATTGATTAATGAGGATGTCAGGGGGGCTTCATGAAACGTCTTATTGCATTCGCATTATTTGTTAGTTTTATGCCTTTGCCAGCTTTAGCAGGCGACAAAGATGCAGAGTTTCTTTTTTGCCGATTTCCAGATGTCCGGCATGTATCGGGATTTCAGCCGAGCAGTTGGATTTTTGACGGCGAGATTCTTCATCAGGCCGGAGCAAAATATTCTGCCAATAAAGTTTCAGAAGATGAAATTGATCCGCGTCTTTCGTTGAGAATAATCAGCAAAACGTCTGATGAACTTCAAATGCAGTGGAGCAATACTCCCCACAAAACACCTCGATTTATTGTCAATTTAAAAACTGGGCAGTCATCCAAGCCTGCATTTTCAAAGCCGGAAATGGAATATGGAACATGTATTATTAAACAACATGTTTTAGATAATTCCGATATTGAATATTGAGTAGCCAGTAAAATAACAAAACCCTCGGAAATCCGAGGGTCGATGGCTTGTAATTGATGCAAAATTAGAAGCTGAAATAACGTTCTTCTTCTTCCAGTAATTTGTTTTTAAAATCCTCAATGTGTTGAATAGCTTCAGATGGAAATTCCATATATCTGGTCGGATTCAAAGTTGAAATTTCAATGCTTTGCTCTTCATAATTGTCGTTGTGCCAATCGATTATGATATTGTTTTTATTGAAATAAATCTCAAAGTAACTGGCGATATCGAGCACTGATCTGCCATGTCCCGTAAGCCACACGATAGCTCTGCGATCACCGTCGAAGTCGACGGATTTGACGTATGTTAAATAGCTGTTTTTCATTTTCAGGGTTCCTCTCATTATTGTTTTTGTTTTTGAAAAAGGCCCCGGTTTCTCCATGGGCCTCCTTTCTCTTTGATGGTTTTTCGTTACGCGGCTTCTTCAACTTCATCGATTGGATTTTCAGCAAGCCATTCTTCAAGCTGTTCGATAATGGCGTCCTGAATATCTTCAGACAGGCCTGAGTTTGTCGAAAGATGGCTATCGCCGTTGCTGATGAGAAGATTGTAATCGTCATCATCAAGCCATTCGAGATGCGCTTCTCCTGCTACATTGAATGTCAGAGCCGCCGCACCGTCGATGAATTCACGCTTGATATCAGTAATAGTGTTTGTCATTTTATTTTCCTTCTATGAGACAGTCGGGTTAATTTGTTTGCTGCTCATATAAAAATGATGATGCGTATTTACGATCAATACAAGTACCTTTTTTAATTATATTAATGACTACGGCAAAATATGTTGTCCAACATCGATGAATACAGGTGAATTATTTTATATTATTTATTGACATCTACTGTTTTCATCGGCCAATTTCTCTAAATTGCATATCCGCCGACAAAAAAACGGCGCTTTTTAGACGCCGATTACTTGTTCTAAATTGTCGACCCATTCCTCTGTCGGCGGAATTCCCCACTTACATGCATGCAGCCCGACACGACCGACATCGTATTTTGATAGGCCTGTTGCTGACATGAGCTGCTCACGAGATGCCTGTTTAGCGGCGTGGAACCATCGCATCATCAGGGATTCCTCACTCGTGAGTTCGTCAGCATGTTTATTATTCGCACCAGGTACTACGGCTTCACCTGTCAGAGCCGCTCTATAAAGCGCTCGCGTTCGCGATTTCGTTGTCAGATCGCCGACTGTCCAGCTATCACGTTCACGACCGAAGGGATCGTGATATCCGTCGACCAATGCCACAATTTCCTGCGCCAATTCTTGACGAAGTACGTCGAGCATATCAGCCGATATCTGCCGATAGCCACGGCTTTCGAGCTTATGCCCGTGCTGATACCAAGATTGACGCGGAATCCCGAGAAGCCCAGTGAAATCCTCGGTTTTCCAGCCTTTCCGAACGAGCTGCCATTTCACGTGCATGAAAGCGTCGCGAATTTCCTCAGTCGTCGTGTGTGATGTGTGGATCGGATGCGGATTGAGTTTTTTTGCGCTTACATAGACCATAGCTTATCTCCTCTTTTTTCTTCGCGTATGATCAACTTTTCTTCAATATCTTCGTCCGTCATCTGCTCGACAAAATCGCCGTCTTCGTTTTCAATAAAATTCGGCGCGTATATGCCGTGCTCAGCGAGCGCTTTTACATGCTCGATAGCATCAAGCGTTTCATCGACATAAAGCGTCATGCGATAGCCGTTTTTTGTGTCGACGGTTACTAAGTCGAACTCATATTCACATTCTTCAACGTCAACAATTCTTGCGTATCGAGCGATTGTATTTTAAATTCTCGTAGTGACATAGCTACTCCTTAATCAATGTCAGTATAAAAATGATGGTTCGTATTGACGAATAATACAAGTGATAATTACGCCGATAGAAATACGATTCTATATTTCCTCAATGTACTCAATACATCATTCGATTGAGTGCATTATGGAAAACGTATTTTATTCAGGGTGTTAAAGCGGATTTTGTGTCTTGCTTGATACGACGCGACAATCGTTTTTTACGAGCAATTAAGGAGAAAACCCATGCTAAAAGACCAAATTGTCGCACCGTTTAGAATGGCAGCTAAAACTCTGATCTGGATAGAGAAAATGATTATAGCGGTGCTGAATTCGATATTGAAAATCTTCGGCCTGAAACCGATGCCAATTCCGAGCCGTCAGATTCCGCAGCTGTCAATTCGACCTGACGATATATTATCGGAAGTTGGAAAACATGATGCGGAGGTAGGTCTTCCGACTTCCGATAAGTTTCTAAAACCGACAACCGAGGCTGGTCACACTCTATATAGATATGCATGCGCACAGTCGCCGAACGAACGCTCGACTATCGACCTCAGCGCTCTTTCAGATGATCAGCAATTTTGGCTTTACCAGCTCTCCGATGCAGATTTATCGAGACTGTCAAAAGCTGGGCTAGACGCGTGTACAAGAGCGATGGACGGCAAAAAATGCGGGGTTGGAGGTCTGCCTAAGTTTGAAAGACAGGAGACTGCTGAAAAGCCAAAAGTGGAGTCGCCGTTGGCCGAACGGATTCACGCTTACAGAGAGCTTCCAGCGTTCGCTTAGTAGCAATTTGTACTAATTGCGCCGCTCGGAGTTCGCACCGAACGGCAATTCACAGATCGGTTTGAAGCTGCTGCACGACTATATACGTTCCCGGCATTATAAAAACCTTGGCTCATAGCTTGTGCAGCGCGTTGCTGCCTTACACCATTGTTATATCGTGTAGCCGCGTCGCGACGAGATTCTGCGTCAAGACAAGCTTTAAATTCTGGATGATTATATCCGATGCCTTGATCGACGCATTTTTGTGCAATTGTCTGAGCCCAAGCTTTTTGTTGACTGTAGCTCAATTCATTTACGGATTGAGTCTGACAGCCCGCGAGTAAGACTAAACTACTCAAAATAATGATTTTTTTCATCCCCAATTCCCCTTTCCATATGTTTATAAATGAAAGAAATTGAGGGCGCTATCAGTTTTAACGATTACGCATCCTTTCAAGCAGAGCCTGACGCTGATTCAACATCTTCGTCAGGCTTTCGTTTTTCTGACGCTCAGCTGCCAGCTCCTGAGCCAATCGCATAGCAAGCTTACCCATCTCCTCGGCATCGCGAACGATCTCATTCACAGCCGCATCATAGCGAGCATCGTCTTCAGCTTGTCGAGCAGCGCGAACAGCAGCCATACCACGCTGATGAGCATCGTAAGCTCCCGACGCTAGAAAAGCGATAGTAGCGGCCGATCCGTATACAATGTTGTTGCCTTCGCTGGACATGTTGATCTCCTGAGTTGAGGGCCGATATAGCAGGATCTCAGAGGCTTGTCCGGGCATTTTTTAAATTATTTTCAAGCAACATTGGTTAACTAGATAGGATTTTATCTAGTTTCGTCAACATATTGTATTGCTTACGAAATTTGCGCCGATGGAATACTAGGTGCACGATTTCTTTCTAGTCAAGAAGAAAGGAAATCGAAATGAACTATACAGGGAAAATAGGGCTATTTAAATTTAGACAGAAGTATTCGAATGCGGACAGATACACATCTGTGTCAAAAGGCTGCTTACATTTACATCATGATGCTTTGAAAGCTATAGACCTAAAAGTCGGTGACAAATACACAATTGAGAAGGGCGATGATGACGGATTAATAATTGTCAGACATTCAAAATCTCCGACTGCTCCGATTGTCAAAGAACCTGAAAACATTCGATTTCAAGAGACATACGTCTTGGAATTTCTCGGAAATAACGCACGCATAAGCGCCCAAGATTTGCCGCTCACAGATATCGAATTCGAAGAGGCTGGCGACAAGTTAATTGGTCGACTTCCAGATGCAGTGAAAATATCGGCTCTTCAAGCGAAAAAACTGCGAGATAATGAAGAAGCTGATTACAGAGACATTATACGCGGATATCGCGGTGCGGCGGCGGCTATCGCACTCGAAGCGCATCGTTACGGCATGAAAGACACGCCGATTGCACTGGATCAGATGATATCGCTGCTAAGAGAAGAAGGGCATCGGATATCGCAGATAAATGGACGTCTCTGGCGGCTGGATGACCGCACGGCGACGCTAGGCGATCTCGTGCAGTTAGCAAGGAAATACGAGGATTCAATCGTGCTGGTCGCCGCTTAGATCGTTGCTTGACTGCTGTTTCAGTTCGTAGTGCCATAACACGAGTTGGGCAGATAGAATCGGGCAACAAGATGGACATTATAAGTTCCAGTAGTGCAGCAGAAGCTTCAAATTACAACGAAACCGAAGTACGCTTTCACATACTTGATCCAATCGTTCGAGCATTAGGATACCCTGGTAAGAATAACGTCTATCTCAACTTGGAAGAAAAGCTTGAGTATCCTTACATTCATATTGGACGTAGATCAAAAAAAGATCTCCCGTTAGGGTTTCCTGACTATAGAGCTGGATTAAAAGGCGCTAGGGGTAGCTTCGTCATTGAAGCGAAGGCTGGAAATGTCAAAATTACTAGTAGAGAAATTGAACAAGCGCACTCCTATGCTGCTCACGCGCAGGTTGGGGCAAACTATTTTGTTCTTTGTAATGGCGAAGAGATCGTTATTTTTGAAACGCTTTCAGGACATAGCGCCGCGCCGCTAGTACAAATGCCTCTTTTGGAGGTGAATCAAAGATTTCATGAAATTCAAAACATTCTTTCGCCGGAAAGCTTGGCCAAAAACTGTGTCATTAACTATGATACTAAACTTAGGCTCTGTGAAGGCTTAGGTTCGTCAGTGCGCATCAGAGGCGGGGAGTACAAGGTCTCTGATTACGGGTACCGCATTTTTTTCAATGGGGCGGACCAAACAGATACTTTGAAACCATTATTGCCTCAGTTAGGCGAGTTGGATGCCCAATTTAAACTTTTACAAGATGACTTTGAACTAAGGATTTCAGACGGAATAGCTAAAAGAGACGATGATGGACGCATAACTGCTTCCGTTCAATTTGCTGGCGTAACGAAAGGCAATGCCGCCGCTATGAAACTTCTTGGCATCGACCAGATGTCATTTGTGACCCGTGATAAATTTCTGTCTTGTTCATCGATAGAGCCAACCATGTTTGAAACTATCAAGGACTTTGGAGTGCAAAAAGGTGCAATCCTTCCGCAGTTTCTAGGTCCTGCAGTGCAGATGGAAGCCGACTTGGATGCACAAGTTCAGGTTCGCGCTGCTATGTATGTCAATGATAATAGTATTAACGGGGAATATCTCGCGATTAGCTTATATAAAGCGGATATACCACTGATGGGGCAGTTTGAAGTGGTTCTCGAGCTGGTCGGAACGTTCGATATGCTTCTCGACGTGTGACAATAGGTTCCGAGGAGTATTTCAGGTGATAAGTAGCCAAAATGGAAGCGCTGAAGAGAGGCATTTCCCTTGGATCAAAGATGGTGAAAAATTCGCTTTAATAGGACTAGACGTCCCCGTAGAGCCCGAATTTACGGAAATGGTATTGGATGACGGAATGATGGCCCTAGCCGACAGGTCATTCGAATTGCCTGACTATTGGAAAAATTGGCTCGGTAGCATTCGAGTAGAGCAAATCAACGAATGCACACTTTTTCTACTAGCAAAATGCGAAAGCCAAACAGTTGGTATCGTCGACGGAGAAGATAAGTGTCTCATTTCGAAAGTTGGACACTGGATGATGGGTCTCTGTCTTTCTCAGAAAATAAGCGTCACCGAAGGGATCTTTCAGGCAGTTGGCCATTGCAAAGACGGTAAAATTGATATCAGAAACTTTTCTTCGCTTGTTCCACCGCTTGGTTCAATAGTAAGTGAATTTGGTCCTATAGGTGAAGAACGTCTAATCAGCGCGGCAAACATAGCTGGCGGTTTACACGAAATAACCGACAAAGAAGCTGCATATTGGCGTTTACTGCGTTGCCTCCACATATATCAAGAAGCGAGGAGCCAGCGCGATATTTTAGACCGTGTCCATCAGTTTACGCGTTGCATTGAAGGCCTGATCGTTCCAACCCAAGGGAATACCAAGAGTCAGTTCAAGAGCCGGACTGAGCTATTTATTGGTCCAAAGCACCATGAGCTTATGGGGAAATTGTATGACGTTCGCAGCGACGTAGAACATCTTCATGAAAACAAACTTCTAGAGCAATTTGATCGCGATCAAAGGATAGAAATCGCAAAATTGGAAGCGGTTAGCGAGTGGATTGCAAGGAGTTGTCTGACGCGCATTCTGCTGTCTCCTCAACTTAGAGCGATGTTCGGGAATGTTATGAACTTAAATTCATTTTGGGCCTTGGATCCCGAGCAGAGAAGAATGGTCTGGGGGGACCCCGTGGATCCAATGGACACGGCAAAACAATTCAACTTCAGCTACATTACAAATTCAGCATTAGGGTCGAGAGTGCAGGAGTAA